GAGAAAGAGCTTAGAGATAAGCTTCTCAAGCTTTATTCTGTAAGTGGATACGCTTACAAGATAATTAACATATACCCAAAGGGTAAAAAGGTTATTGCGTGGTATTACGCAAGTAAAAGGTAAAAATGGCATCATCGTCCCACAGACACGATATGGAGAAAAGAAGCTATATTGAGTCTCCTGAGAGATCCTCTGGTTTTTCCCAAGCTGTTGTCAATGAAAACACCCTCGCAAACCCTGTTTATGTGGTTGATTGCGGCTTTGCTTTGACAGGTTTTAGTCTTTCTAATAGCAGCGTTGCAGAAAGCTTAAATAATGAGTTAGTGGGTGTTTTGAGCGTTGATTTTGGTGGCTTATCCCCATTCACCTACGAGATAACCAGCAATCCCAGTAATCTTTTTAAGATATCAAACGATAATGAATTAAGAACTAACGCAGAAATTGACTTTGATGTTAATCCAAGTGTTGATATTGAAATAACGGTATCAGACTCAGCGGGAAGATCGTTTGCTCAAGATTTCACTATAACAGTAATTGAAACAGCTTTTATAAGTAATTCACAAACTGAGTTTAATGGTGTTGATGAGTATATTACATTTGGTCAATCTTTAAGATTTCAAAGAGAAGATGCGTTTAGTATATCTTTTTGGTTTGAGCTGGATGCAACTACAGGAACACAGGTTTTTGTGGGTAATCAGGTTAATGGTGGTGGTTTTCCAGGATATTCAGTTTATAATAATTCTGGGCAGCTATCATTTGACTTGTATGGATCTTTCACAGGCGCAAGATATATAGCGGTAGAAACATCTTCTAGCGTTATATCCTCCAACACAAGGTATCACGCCTGTATGACTTATGATGGTAGCTCAGACGCATCTGGGGTAACGCTATATCTTAATGGGGTTTCTCAAGGGCTAACAGAGGTCAATAATAATATAAGCGGATCTATTAATTATGGGTCAGTCAACTTTCAGTTGTCTGGTATTGATGGCGCTAACTTTTTAATGGATGGCACTCTTGATGAAGTAAGCATATATGAAATAGAGCTTTCTTCCTCTCAAGTTTCTGAAATATATAACTCAGGCGATGTAGCAGATATTTCTGATTTTTCTTCTTACTCGGATTGTTTGGCTTGGTTTAGGATGGGTGAGGGGTCAACTGCCCCAAGCTTAAATGAAGAAATAAGCGGCACAACCGCAACAATGGTTAATATGAACTCAAGTAACTTTGTGAGCCTTTAATGTGGTACGTTATTAATAAAAATTTACTTCTTTTGAAGGATGAAAAGGAAATAAAAAGCGTTCCACTTTTTTCAGGATCAGATCAATCAATCATCAGATGCTGCGCCTGTAAAGATGATTTTTTTAGAGGTTTTATAAAGTATTCAAAAGATGAAATACTTAAAGCAAGAAGCGAAAAGACTAAATTGCCAGAGAGATATTCTGGTGACCCTAGAGGGCAAATGTAATGATAAAAAAAAATGAAAGATTGGATATTTTATTTGATGACAACAGCTCTTTTTCTGGTTTGAGCAATGATTTGTGCAGATTTGAGAGAGGTTCGGCATCAGTTACTTATGTTGCGCTAGAAGATTCTATTTATATAGGCTTTTATAAGCCCATAAATACATTCTACGTTGATTTAACTACCCCTAACACTAATGACGTTACGCTCACCCTGGAATACTTTAACGGCTCATTTAATGCGCCTGATGGCTTAGTCGATGACACTGATGGATTTCAGAGATCGGGCTTTATAACTTGGGATAGAAATCAAAAAAATGCTAGTGGTGATTTTGATGAGGTTAAAACAACTATAAATTCGGTAGAAAAGTATTGGTACAAGCTGGATTTTAGCGGTGATACAAGTGCTATGGTTGTGAATGCCATAAATATTTTATTTTCGACTGATGAAGATTTAAAAAATGAGCTTTATGAGGTTAATCAATACCTGCCAAGTGGTGAAAGTACTCACCTACTTACCCACGTAGCCTGTAGAGATGAAATCATCCAAACTTTAAACCTCCAAGGAAAGACCAAGGATAATAACCAGACGGGATGGAAAGAAGATATAAGCGCATTTGATCTTCTGGATATTTCAGAGGTTAGACTGGCATCGACTTATTTAGCCCTAGCTAAAATAATGTTCAATGTATCGGATCAGGTTGATGATTCATATTTACAAAAGTCGCAAATATATCGATCAAAATACAATGACATTATAAATCAGATGACTATTAGAGTGGATCATGACGATGATGGCTTGTATGACAGACCAGAGCGTGACAATATTATTAGAGGTACAATCAGAAGGGAATAGATGAGCGTATCAAGTATACTAACAAGTCTTAAAAGCAGCGTCGGTGACGTTTTGGGGTCAGGTTGGTCTGAGCTAAACCATGTTTACAATCTCGAGGATAATTCATTTCGCACAGGTGATAATAGGTTTGGTGTTGGTGCTCTATCTGGTGATTCTGTAAGTGGAACAAATAAGGCGATAACGCTAGATTTTGGGTTTTTTGTTGTTTTAACGAATAGTTTTGTAAATAGATCAAGTGATGCTAATGAGAGAGAGGCACTTTCTGTCATTTATGACCAGTTTGACTCAATAAATGAAAATGTATTTCAAAAGAAGTTAAATAACGCTAACATTTTAGTAGTACAGGATATTTCTTATGATGAGCCTTTAAAGGTTGATCGAGGGGTAATTTCTGTAAGAGTAAATTTTACTGTAAAATATAGAAGGCAAACAACTTAGGAGAATATTATGGCTATTGGGATAATCACTAACGAATCTACCATTGCGCTCGTTGAAGAGGTCAGCGAAGGGGTAGAAAATCTTTCATCTGTTTCAGCAACGGACTATGTTGAGGTTTTGGCTGATGGGCTTGAGCTTAACAAGACCAGAGAAGAATTAACTAGAGATCTCCTGGGTGGATCAGTTGAAACGGAAGCATCAAGAGTCGGTATTTCTGACGTTACAGGTTCAATCCCAGTTGAATACAAGGCAAGTGCCACAGAGGGTGACGCTCCGCAATCTATGGACGTTCTACTAAAATCTATTTTAGGTGGAAAAAGGCAAATTACGACAGATCAAACAAGTGATGCCGCTACTCATACAGCTACCACTATATTCTTTGCAGATACATCGGCTTTTAGTGTTGGTGATATTGTTTTAGTTAAAGAGGCTGGTGCTTATGAGTGCAGACCTATCTCAGCGATAACAACAGATACCTCTATAACATTCCCTTTCGCATTGGATAATGGCGCACCCAGCAGCGAGGTTGTTGTAGCGCAAGTTACTACTTATTTTCATGATACAAATAATTCTGTGACATTTTCAGCAGAGCACAATCTAGGAAATAATGCAATTCAACAAAAAGCGAGAGGCTTAAGATGCACCTCGATGAGTGTTGAAAATTGGACAGTTGGTCAGATTCCGACGGTTAATTTTGGAGTACAGGGACTTGACTTGGACAGGGTAGACGCTAACGCAAGTGCCTCTCCTGACTTTACCGCAGATGGCACACCGCCTGTAATGCTTGAGGCTTGTATATGGCTTGCTGGAACTAAAACATCATATACAGAGTTTACCTTAAATGTAGAAAACACAGTTAATTATATTCAAGATGCTTGCGACGAAGAGGGTAGAATCGGATCTAGAATTACTCAGCAAGTTGTTACCGCTTCATTTAACCCATATATGGATGATTCAAGCCTCACAGCGGATTGGGATAAATTTAACGATAATGATGACGTATCTCTTTTTGGTTATGCGTTCAACCCAACAGGCACAGCAGGAGAGTTTGCTGAGGTTGTAGCTTTTTGGATACCACAGGCAAAAATTATTGCAACGCCAGTGGCTGATAATGACGGTATTATAGCAAATCAAATTGAACTTAAGGCACATAGAAGCTCAGGAAATGATTCTATTTTCCTCGGATTTATTTAATCTCCATAAGCATTTCACGCCAATATCAGGGAGCTTGCGCTCCCTTTTCTTTGCCAAAAACTCTAATTTGTTATTTAATTTTTTAAAAAGGATTCTACATGGCGAAAATACTCAGGCTTAAAGATAGGTTAAAGGTTAAGATTGGAGACGTGGTTTTCACAATTGCGCCTCTTTCCTACTTGCAAAAGCAAGAGCTGGCCAATTGCACCTCGATTAAAGGGGGTCAGGAAAGGCTTGATCTTGCTAGGTCACAGGCTCTTTATCTTAAATATTCAGTAAAGGACATTGAAGGTGTTGAGAGCTACAATGGAGAGAAGTACGAGCTTGAGTTTGAGGGCGATCATTTGACCGATGAGTGCGTCTCAGACCTATTTCATCTAGAAGAAAGGGAAAAGCTAAGCATAGCATCTTGGCAGCTTCTAAATGGCATTAAAGAGCTTAGAGACCCTGTTACGGGCGAAGAACTTGAAGGCGTATCTATAGAGGTTGAGTCGGGAAAGTAATCATAAGAGATATAGGATGTAATCTCTATGTCTCTGCTTTAATTGAAAAAATAAAAGAAATATCAAGAATTACAGATCGAGATTATATTGAGATAACTTCGACCTTTATGACTATGACGCAGCCTGCTTACAGGTGTCATGATTGCAAACATAAATACAAACATGAGCCTGAGAGAAGAAAAAAATATGTGGAGAGTATGGCTTGTAACTTTTTAACTGATAAGCCTCGCCATCAATATCGCCCTGAACACAACAATAAAGGAAATCCAAAGATTTCTTATAATACTTGTGTTGGTAACTTTTACTTTGGTTACTGGGCAAGTTTAATCAACTACTATCCTGATTATGAGAAAGGAATTTTGCCTTATTCGGGAAGTTTTTTTGAGCAGCCAGCTAAATTTGTCGAAGCTATGCAGTTGATACATAATTTAATAAGAGAAAATGAAAATCAAAAATCAAAAAAAGAAGAACTCTTAAGGAAAAATAGACGCAATGGCAAATGATATAAGTGTTGAAATTTCAATTGAAGAAAGAGCGGCTATAAAAGCGTTAACAACTCTGACTACCAATGTAAAGAAATTTGAGGGTGAGGCTACAAAAGGTTTTAGGGCTGCTGATAGCGCATTTAAAGTTTTTGCTGGCAATCTAGCTGCGAGAGGTGCTGAAAAGGCAATTCAATTTCTAACTGATTCGGTTGTTGATTCCGTTCAGGAATTCGCAAGGTTTGAAAAGGGTCTTACTGCTGTAGCTAAAACAACAAACTTTAGCGAAAAAGAAATAAGTCAGTTTGGTCGTGTTATTAATTCCTTAACGAAGGAAATACCAGCGACTACAGATGAGCTTTTAGGTATTGCAGAGGCGGCAGGTCAGCTTGGTGTCTCGGGCATTGATAATGTTTCAAAGTTTACCGAGACAATTGCAAAACTAGGAAGAGTTTCCAATTTAGAGGGTGATTTTGCGGCAACCACTCTAACTAGAATATTAAATATTACGGGTGAGAGCGTTGGCTCTATCGATACTTTAGCGGATGTTATTGTTGATCTAGGAAATAACTTTGCAGCAAGCGAGTCTGAAATAGCGGGAATGGCTAATGAAATCGCTAGGGCTACTCAAAATTATGGCGTAAATGCCGCTGAGTCGGTTGCACTTGGTGCAGCCTTAAAAAGTCTTGGTGTAAGAGCGGAAGAGTCTGGCGGGGTAATAAACAGATCATTTCAAGCTATCGATAAAGCTATAAGAGAGGGTGGTGAGCCTTTAAATGACCTTGTCAATTTAACAGGTATAAGCAGAGATGAAATTGCTAAGGCTTTTGGTGAGGACGCTATAGGTGTTTTTCAAAAATTTGCCGCTGGACTTGGAAGAGTTGGTCAGCAAGGCGGTAGCATTGTTAATCAATTAAGGACATTAGGTCTCGAGGGCGTTAGGGTAACTTCTGTTCTTCCAGCGCTAGCTAATAACACTGATCTTTTTGCAGAGGCTTTAAATAGAGCAAACC